TTTCAGGAGATCCATAACGGAAACGTACATTATCTCCATCAATCCACTCTCCTTCAGCTTGTGAAGCGGTAGCCTGTTTATTAAATCCTGATTTTAATGCTATCTTTTTTAATGGCATATTTAAGCCTATTATAACATTAATTAATAGTATCTAAAAGATTGAATTAACAATATTCAATCCAACCAGTTAAAATATATTTATCATTAGATAAAGGTGGATTACCTCTATGTACATGTGTATATCCAGCAGGCCAAATTAATAATTTATCAGCTTCTGGTTTAATTCTTTTTACTTGATATAAAAATTCTGTCTCTCCACCATGCTCAATATTGTTTAAGTATAGCATAAAAGCCATTACTCTGTTTCGTGATGGTATGTCCGCTTGTTCAACGTGCCATTCATGAAAACCTTCTCCAACTTTAGTTTTTTGAATTTTTACATCTATAATATTGTGTTTTCCTAATCTACTCAAAATACTATATTTTTTTGAATATTCTAAATAACATTGTTGCCAAAAAATTTTATTAAATTCATGTGCTATATATGGAATAGGCATTTCATGGTAAAAAGAAGAACCATATAAATCTAAAGCTGTGTCTTGAACTTCATGGGCGTGTTTTGTGTTATGTAAATATTCGTCTCTTGTTTTTACTAAATTTTTATTTTGCATTTCATTAAAATAAGCAATATACTTATTACATAAATCAGTACCAAAATAATTATTAAATATTCCTATATGATCTGAAGTTATTTCAAAAGTTTTCATAGTATAACTTCCGTTAAATCTTTTTTAGATCCTAAATTGTTTTTTGAAAAAGTATTAAAAGACAAACTTATTCTAGTTTCATCTACTTTATTTAAAGAAACTGAATGTCTTAAATTGGAAGGAAACAAAATTAAAGAACCAGTTGAAATATCAGGAAAATAAGTTTCACAATTATATTTATTCCATTCTGCATAAGATAATTTTAACATATCAAATTGTGTTTTAGAAAATTGTATTGGAGGATGTCCTTTATTTAAATTAAAATAAAAAACTCCTGATACAAAAGAATTTGGATGAATGTGTTCATGATGTTTAGAGTTAATGGGATTTTTATTTACCCAAGATTGAGTAATGCATATTTCTTGTTCTATCTTTAATAAATTTTTATAATTAACAATAGAATTTAAAATAAAAGAATTTATTTTAGCTAAACTTTTATTTTTTAATACATACGTATCGCTAGATTTATAACTATTATTATCTCCATTTATTTCATAAATAATAGTATTTAAGTAATTTATTTCATCCGTTAATGGCTCATCATAGTTAGTAATTATTAAAGGATATGGAAATATTTCTAATAGTTTATAGTTCATTTTTTTAATTTAATTAAAACATAACTTATAAATTCTTTATCTTTATTAGTATACTGTTCTATATTTTTATCAAATATTTTTATAAAATAGTCTAATGCATTTTTATCTACATCTTTAAATCTTTTTAAAAAAGTTTCTTTGTTTTTAATATTAGCTAGTAATACTTCTTTAGTTATATTAATTTTTTCTTTTATCCAAAATCCGCTTCTGTTAAAAAAATCTTCTACTAAGTTATCATCCTTATAAGGAACATATACATCAGTTATTAATAAATAACCATATGTTTTTAAAACTCTATATGCTTCTTTATAAAAGTGATAAGTATATCTATAACAGTGTAAAGTTTCTACACTCGTAATTATATCAAAAGTATTGTCTTTAAAAGAAAGAGCGGTTGCATCTTCAACTAAATAATTTATATTTTTAAAATTTTTCTTAGCAAATGTTATACTGTCCTCATGTAAATCTATTGCAGTTATATTATTTAAATTATAATATTTATTATAAATATAGGGACCGTGTCCTAAACCACATCCAATATCTAATAAATTAAAATTTTTATTAAAATCTATTAATTTTAATAAATGAATATATAAATTACATTGAAAAGACCAACATTTATCTTCTTCATCATAGTTAAAAAAATCTTTATTATCTAAAGATAAATATCCGTGATTATAAAAAGGTTTCCAGTTGTTATTTTTTATTATTTCAAAATAACTATTGTATTCTTTTAAATTATGTTCTTTAAAATAAAGATTTAATTCATCATTATTCATTTTATTTTAAAATCAGAAGGAAGCCCTACATCAGGTCTGGTATCATATATATTTTCTTGTGCTCCAGATGTATTTATATCATTGTAATGAAGAAATACTTGACCACAATTTTCTCCTTCAAAATCATTTCTCCAATGCTCTAAAAGATTACCCCTATAAACTAGCATGTCCCCTGGTTTTAATTTAATTTCAATTCCAATTGTATTGTCACTTACGTATTTATTATCAATTTCTTTTCCTTTTGTTTCATCTGGTTCTAAAAATATAGGCCAAGCATCTCCACCTAAATTTAAAGTTGTAGATATTTCACAACTAAATCTGTCTTTGTGACGATGTAGTATATCTCCTTTTTTATAAATCCTTGCGTATGAATAATTTGGAATTAATTTTAATTCTGTATTTTTTTCCATTATCGGAAGAAGTTTTACTAACAAATTTTCCATCACCATATCCGCATAATGAGAATATGTATCTGGAACCTGCGGATCATTCCAATGTCCTAAAAATTCTGTATAAGGAGAAATATATTTAGTTGCAAACAAAGTAGCGACTACTTTTCTTTTTAATAAAAAATACTCATAAATAAAATTAGCCATTTCTTCTGAAATAGCGTTTGGGATTACAATATATTTATTGGTTTTAAAATTCATTTTGTACTCTATTACATCTTTCTAACGGAGTTAAATTAACTTCCAATATATCAATAAAAAATACAATAACAAGTCTTTCTTCTTCTTTTAAAAAAGAATTAGTTATTCCATGTAATTGTTTTGCATCGTAACAAACCATTGAGTTAAAATGATTTGCTATTTTTAATATTTCTTTTTTATCTTCGTATATAGTTGTTCCATTAGTTAAATCTCCAGTTTTATTTAAATAAATAACACCAGCTAGAACAGCGTCCGTATCCTTGTGAATATCGTTTACTACTGTGTCTTTATTTATTTTATGAAAAGAAACGTGTGTATTATTCCAAACAACACTTTCTAAATTATAATCATAATATATAGCCAAAACTTTTTCTATTATAAATTTAAATAATTTATAATTTATTTCATGCAACGGTTTTGACCTAGTTCCTTTCCAATTTTCGTTTTCTTTTGGTTTAAAATACTCTAAAGTTTTTGAAAAATTTAAAATTTTTTCTGGTTCTTCAAAAAAATTTTTAATATAAGTTACTGGAAAATTCATTTAAGTGATGTTAAAAGATAAACTTAATCTATCTTTTTCTGATAAATTTGGTTCAACAAAATGATTAATCCAAGCATAAAAGATAACGAGTAACCCTTGCTTTGGATGCACGTGATAGTTGCTATTAAATAAATTATTTTTATTAACTATAATGTTACTATTCATTGTCACATGTTTATCTATATTCTCAAAAACAATATCTCCACAGTTATTTGGAGTGTCTATATAATATGCAGCTGCTAATATGGCGCCTCCATGACAATGAGATTTGTTTAAATCATTTTTTTTATTAATGTTATACCAAAGTCCATCTAAGGTTAAATCAAAATTATATTGAATAGTGTTTTTTACTTTTTCTACGCAAGGAGTAACTGTTTCTATAAAATTTTTTACAGCTTTAGTATCGTATATGTGGTTACTTTGAAAACCTCCTACATTACTAATAGTTCTTCCATTATTATTTTCTTTTTGAAAGTATGCGTCTTCTCTTAAAGAATCATTTAATTCTTTGCTATAGATATCAAAACAGAATATTGGAGTTATAAAAGCGTTTTTTATAATCATTTAAAAGGTTTACCTAAAGTCCACATCACTAAGGAATATCTAGTTCCCTTTGTAACTGGATGAACTCTATGCCAAAAATGAGATGGAAAAAGCAAAATAGATCCTTTTTCTTTTATTTCATTACAAATTATTTTATTCTCTATTCCAGGTTCTGTATTTCTACAATCAATTTCAAAATCCCCACCTTCATATTCAGATGGATCAGTCAAAGACACAGTCATAGATATTTTTCTAATTTTTCCACCGTATTCACTTCCTTCTTTATAAGGATCTTCAAAAGCATCTGTATGCCAACCATAGTGTTGGTTTTCTTTATAAATTGTGAATTGTAAAGTTTCACTCCAATCCCAATCAAAATTCCATTTTGAATTTTGATTAGCTATATTTACATAGTTATGTAATTCATTATAGATCCATTGTTCATTTAACCATACAATGTTTGAATTTCTTTTTTTAAATAATTGAATTTTTAAATCATCACTTTTTTCTACTTCATTAGGATTAAGATATCCAGTAACACCTAAGGAATCTTTTTTTGATAAAGCTAATTTAATAATGTCATTACAAAATTTGTCACTTAAAACTTTTTGAAAGTACCAATAACTATTTTTTAATATCATTTTTAATTAAATATTTAAATTGAAAATTTAACTTTTTTTTAAATAAATATAACCTATGTTCTTGTATCATTTTAAAAGCATTTATGCAATCCAAATTAATGGTTTTTTTAAATCTATCTTTGATTGTATTTACATCGTATTCCATAGCATCTGTAGTAGTTTTTGTTAAGTCTTCTATTTTTTCAATTTTAAAATTATGTTCTAATAAATTCTTTTCAAAAATATCTTTGGACAAATTATTAAAAATATCAGTTATAATAATAACTCCTTCTTTTTTTAAAATATTTTTTAAATTTTGATAATAAATTTTTTTATTATAAAAAAAATGATTTGAACAATTGCTTAATATAATATCAAAAGAATTGTTATTTAAATTAGTTTTTAAAAAATCATCTAAAATATACTTTGTATTTTTAAATTTATTTTTAGCGTAAGTAATAAAATCATAATTGTAGTCTATACCAATAATATTGCATTTATAATAATTGTTTAATATACTGGTTCCTCTTCCCCAACCACATCCTAAATCTAAAATTTGTTTATTTTTTGTATTAATTTCCTCTAATAAATTTAAATAAGCATTTATTTGGCAGGGCCAATCTTCGTATTCTTTTTCCAAAACATTGTTAACTAAAATTCCATGATTTTGAAATGGAGACCATTTTTGATTTTTTACAAAAAAATAAAAAAACTCATTATCGGATAAATTAATTTTATTAGGATTTATCACTAGATAACCATTTTTTTCTAAATTCTAAATAAGCTTTTGTAAAAATAGTTTTATTAAAATCTACTTTGTTATTTCCTCCAGTAGAACTTTCATAATTTTTATAATTTTTAATTAATGGATCATCATAATTTACGCAATGAAATTTTAAATTTTCTCTTTTAATTGCATAATACATTGCTAAGGGTGTTCCTCTAGGAATAAAAAATTCTCCTGTTTTTTTAAAAACCATTTGTTGATTTATTTCATGATAATAATCTGTATCTATAAATCCAGGCAACACTTCAAATAAATCATTAAAATGATAATATAGGGGTTGTTGCATCAAAATATATCCTTTAGAAGTTTTACATCTCCACGGACAATCTGCTTTTAATATAAGTTTAATATTTTTTTGTTGATGTTCTGGTAACCAATTTGCAAATTGTTCTGGACTATGATGGTTAAAAGTAAACTCCTTACTTGGAGAATGCCAAGTATATTTTCCAGAATCATCTATATTTATTTTTAAATCACACCATAATGGTACTATATAAGCATTTTTAAAATAATCTACAAAAGATGGGCATGCTTTTACAGTCCCAACAAAATTATTTCCGTATTGTTCTGGATATGATTTTAAATTTTTAAACCATTCAGGAGTATAATTAAAAGCTTTTTTTATTGGTATTATTTTTTCTAAACCACCAATTTTACTCCAAAAAATTATATTTGGTTCTTCTTTTTTAAAAATATTAAACATTAAAGTTTAATACCTTATTATTATATAATAATCCAGCTATTTCCGTTCCAATATTTTGTATTAGAATCGTTGATCCATCTAATGTTTTGCTCATCCCATTTTACAGCTCCTTCTGAAGTATCTGTACAATATGGAATTGGTGGATCATAAATATTAGTATTATGATTAAAAGTCCAACTAGGACTTGAAGGAATTGGTATAAACTTATCGAGTACATTATCATAAGTCATTCCTATGCCTGCAAAATAGACTCTATTATTTCTATTATACGAAGTCTGTTTCCAGTAGGTTTCTGGATAATTTCCATTATATTCTTCTTTTATAAAAGGATCTTGAACTATATTATTACTAACCCATTCTTCTGCTTGAATAGAATAATCTCCGCCATTATTGTTAACATCAGTATTACTGACAACTATAACTCTAATAACTTTATTATCTTCTTTTTTAATTTCAGCAAAATGTGCCATATTAACTTCCCCAATTTCCACTTAGTCTCGCACTATTAACTTGATAAAGTCTCCAAACCCCGTTCGCTGAAAATGCTCTAGAAATAGCTTTTTGTTTTACAACTACAACTCCACTTCCACCACTTCCACCAGTTGTTGTTGGATTTGATTGTGGTCCATTAGCTCCGCCACCTCCTCCACCTAAATTTGCAGTTCCAGGTGTTCCATTTGATCCATTACTTGATCCACCTGGTCCTCCGCCTCCTGGTCCTCCTAATGATGCTGGTCCTGGTCCGTTAACATAAGGTGCTCCACCACCTCCACCCGCATATGTAGTTGGGCTTGGTGCTGCTGTTGGGCTTGCAATTGTAGAAGATGCTCCTGGTCCACCTGGTCCACCAGATTGTTGTGCTCCAGGATGTTGTGTTTGACCTCCTGCTCCGCCTCCTCCGCCTTGTCCATGCCATTGTCCATCGGTAGCTCCAGCGTAACCCTCAACTGGTGTATAACCACCTGTATTCCCAGTTCCGCCAGATGATCCACCTGATCCACCAGGTCCACCTGTTGCTCCAGACGGTCCACCACCTCCGTATCCTCCACCAGATGCTGCTATTGGAGTTGATGATGCAAAACTTGAAGGGTTTCCTGGACTACCATTAGAAGCACCAGTTGCTCCTGAACCTCCAGCTCCAATTGTTACTGCTACTGGGGAAGAAGGTACTGGGTGATTAGAAATTGCTCTCATTCCACCTCCACCAGATCCAGAACATCCACCAGCATTATGTGATGCTCCAGCTGATCCACCACCTCCAGCAACAACAAGTAAATCTACTTGTGTTACACCATTGATAGCTGTAAAAGTTCCAGGTGTGTTGAAAGTTGTAATTGATTCGGATGTATTAACCGCACCTTGTGTAGTTACTGTAGGCCCTACATACCCACCGTTTTTTTCAAAATTGTTAAGAGTTGTTATAGGCACTTAAACCCCCTAACTAATGATTTCGTATGATACTATTAAATCAATAGAAGTATTTGTTGCAGAAGATCCTTTTAATGAATAACCTTCCGTTAAATAAATTGTAGAATTTTTATCTAACGCAACTAAAGTAGAACCAGTTGCAATTTGCACTGATGTTAATAAATTTTTATTATTTGTTCCATCACTAATTTGTAAATTTAGTATAGCTGTTGATGAAGCAAGTGTGTTCGATGCTTGAATTGATTCTATTTTCCACACAGCTCCAGAACTTGCTGCATTTACTAACAATGTAGTGTTAGCAGTTGTAATCATAGTAGTTACTAAAGTAGTCCCTAAAATTGATGTTACGTTTACTATATTTGGATTTGCCATATTTTTTATCTCCTGTTATATTTTATCCGAAAATTAAAGTCATTGCAATAGACTTACCTGTTGATACTGGTGCATAAGTCGTAAAACTTAATACTCCCGCTGTAGTTCCTACTAAAGCTGCACTATTTACTGTTGGAAGAGACGTTGGAATGCTAAAAGATATGTTACTAGCAATCGTAGCCCCTGCGTACAATGATGCATAATTTGAGTTATCCGCATCACCAAATCTTATTTCATTTTGATTTGGTAATCTAATTGTAGATAAATCAATGTTTACATCATTAGCATTTATTCCATCTAAATAAATTATTTTATGGCCTCTGTCGGCTGCACCCCAGATAACAGAAGATCCTCCAACTTGATTTAAAGCAAGTGTGTAAGATCCAGTTGTTGCATTATCTGCAATATATGTTTTTTCAATTCCTGAAGCTACATAGACAGTAGCGTTTGCGGCTAATGTTCCAGTAAATTTAATAACAGCATTTCTAGCAGATGATATTGTAGCATCAGTCATTGCTAAAGTTGTATTAGTAGATGTAAGTGCTATTGATTCGTAACCAACAACTGCTTGTTGTAATAAATTTAAATTTGTATTAGTTTTATCTCCCCAAGTACCCGAGTTTTCACCCGTTACCATTAGTTCGAGTTTAAGATCTGTAGAATAACTTGATGCCATAAGAATTCCTTTAAATTTTATATATAATAGTTAATTTTAGTTTCATTAAGCCGCTATGTCAACCACTGTCCAAGCATTAGTTACTCCAATATCTACAACAGCCCAAGCACTTACATATACTCTTCCTACCTGAGAAGTTACTGTTACCCCAACAACAGAAATAGTGCTTAAAGTCTCACCACTGGCGGTACCTAATGAAAAAGTTAATAAATTAGTAGATAATGTAACCTGTGTATTAGGAGTAGCCTCTTCATCTCCAAGACTAATATTAAGTATATTTGTAGAAACATCAATATTAGCATTACCTATAATAGAAGTGCTTCCAGTAGTTGTATTTAATTGTTGTCCTATTACATCTACTTCTACCGATGGAACTACTACTTCTTCTCCACCTTGAGAAATATCCATTCCACCAATATTACCCCAAGAACCATATCCCCAATCAGTCGCTCCCCAAGGTAAATCTCCAGGAGAATTTACTTCAACAACTCTATTCTCAACTAATTCAGCAGTACCTGTAGTTACATTTAATATATTTGTACTTAAAGTTAGAATAGCATCTGCTGTAATTATTAATGAATTTATTGTACTGTTTAATTCATTTCCAATTAAATCTACTGTTGGATTTTGTTCAGCCTGGATTGTTTCTTCTCCTAATTGAGAAACTGATCCAGTTATTTGGCCCCAAGAACTACTTCCCCAAGACTCATATCCCCATGTTGTTGGATTACCTGGAGTAGTAACTTCAACTGTAACAACTTCTCCAGCAAATATAGAATTTACTGTAGAATTTACAAATGTCCCTGTAACATCTATTTCGAAATTAGATGCAGCAAATACTGTTCCAGTTGTTGATTCAATTAAATTTGTAGATAATATTAAATCAATATTTGTGAAAGCTTCTTCATTACCGACAGAAGTATTTAATTCTACTCCTGTAAGATCTATATTAGGATTAATTAAATCTCCCCATTCATTAAATCCCCAAGTAAATTGTCCCCAGCTATTGTTCTCTCCTGAAAAAACTGATCCTTGTTGTGCAGATAATTCTATTCCTGTGACTGAAGCGCCACCATCTCCTTGAAGCCCCCAAAAACCATCGCCCCAATATAGTTCATTCCAAGCATTAGCCATAATGATCTCCTATTGAGGAAAAACCAGGTGGTGTTATTATCAATGTAATATTTGCCACCTGGCTCTCCTTAAATTAAGCGATTCTTAATATAGCTGCTGAACTTGTAAATGCTGGAAATTGAATTGTAAATGTTCCCGATGTTGCAGTTTTATCAGCACCAAAATCTAGTACACAAACCGATTTAGAAGAAGCTGATGTATTATAAATTAAAGCTCCTCTTGCTGTTAACGTAACTCCTGTAAAAGATAAATCTGCAAAATCAACTATAGCTACACCTGTATCAAGTGAAACTTGTTGAGATTGTAGTGCTCCGCCTCCAGCTGTGTATGTTCCTGTATTAGAAACTTCTCCAGATGATGTATATACTGTAGTAGCTGCTGATAAATTAGCTGCTGATGTGTATAGAGCTAATTTAAAAACTTGTCCTGATCCTGAATCGAAATCATGTACACCACCTAAAAGTTCTGACTTAAATGTGTTGCACACTGCTTGTGATATTGCCATATGTTGTACTCCTTATAGTTATTATGGTGATGGTGACGGTACTTTAATTCGTAACGTTCCATCTTGAAATTCGTCTCTACGTCTTCTACCTGTTTGTTCCAACGTAAATCCTTGTAATGCACTATTATACTTCTCTTGATATAGTTTGTACATATCCATCGGTCCTT